AAACTTACTTGCTTCCCCGCTCCCGCAGGAAAAAGATCAGAGAGATTCGTCATCCTGTATAGTCCTTAATGTTAATCTGTGTGGCTGTAATTGCTTTGCCGATAAGGTAATCGGTTGAAAAAGAAGTGGCAGTTGTCGCGTATTGATAGACAGAATCATTTTGACTACCTGCAATAAACATCTTTTTCCCATCTGCGCTAAAAGTCATGCCTTTAGGTTCGTTATCTTGACTAGCCACAGAAAAACTTACTGAAGCATACGAGGCGGTAGATACATCAAAACCACTAGAGAGTGTGTACTTAAAAACTGTATCGTTGGTAACTCCTACCACAAACATCTCCGTACCATCGGTGTTAAAAACTACATCTTGCGGGTCACATTGGGCCGTTACACTAAATGCGTCTGTAAAAGAAGCGGTCGAAATATCAAACCCACTTGATAAAGCGTACTCATTGACTGCATCGCTTCCCACGCCAGTTACAAACATCAAAGTTCCTGTAGGATTAAAATCTACTCCATGCGGATCAGCGTCTTGAGATGCTGTTGAAAAGTTACGAGTGTATGACGCAGTAGATAGGTCAAAACCACTAGAAAGTGTGTACTGACGTATCCCCCCAGCAGTCCCATCTACAACAAACATCTCCGTACCATCAGGATTAAAAGCAAGACCTCTAGGATGGCTCATTTGACCAGAAACACTAAACGTCTGTGTAAAAACGGAAGTCGAAATATCAAAGCCCGTGGATAAGGCATATTCGTGAACTGCGTCAGACGAGCTTCCAACAACAAACATTTTTGTGCCAGCGACATTAAATGCTATGCCGTTGGGGTCTGTTTCTTTGGCGGATACTGAAAATGCTTGGGTGTAAGTAGGTGAAGAAATATCGTAAGCGATGTTTGTCGATCCCGCCGTTATTGTGCCGTCCACAGCCTGAACATAGTAATCAGAACCTATTGTCAAACCTGTTTGCACCTCGTTCCTAGAACCCCAAGTGTTTATCGTGCCTGTCGCTGTGTCGCTTATTGCGCCAGAGGCGATGCCTAAGAGGTTTGTTGAGGTGAGGTTTGAGGACTCGAAGACAAAAACAAACCCTTTATTGTAATCAACAGAAGCATCTCCAATAACTATTACTATTTCTTGTTCAGTGGCGTTATATGCCAAACCTTTATATTGCGAACTTTGCGAATAAAGTACGGTAGAGCTACTTGCCACTATATCTGACCCACTCACAGTAAGCTCAATATAATAACTGTAATAAGGACTTGAATTATCCCGATAAACTAATAATGTTTTATTGGCAGTGGGATCATAAGCAAGGCCCAGACTGTCTGACGTTGGTACTGATCCTAAGACCGTATTAATAGTGCCTAGTGTCACGGCATTTGTAGAAGCATCTATTGTCGCAGTTACTGCATTTAGACCAGTACCTGACTTAATATAAGAAATAATATTTTTACCCGCTGTGGAGTCATGTATGACTTTAGGCCACGAATTTACAACAGTGCTAGAACCAATTTCTACCGCAGTACCAAGAGAGCCTATTGTTGCGCCAGTACCTGACCCTGAACAAGTACCCGCTCTGGCATAAAACGAATTGCCCCCTTGATCAAAAATAAAAATAAACCTGTCTTGCGTTGTGTCGTAACATAATCCCTGAAGAGAAGAAACTGCGGAATTTATAACCGATGGTGAAGTACCCATTGTTACTGTGGTTGTTCCGCTTTGAACTGTTCCACAAAACGTGGTTCCGTAGTTAGAGTTAGTGCCATCCATATAAAAAATGCAAAAATTACCCGTGTCAGGATCAAACGCCATTCTTGCGTAAAACAAAAACGTCCCTGTTGACCACTGTTTCACATTAACGGGAGTACCCCAAGTAATAGTTGTGCCAGAAACGGAACCTACACAAACTTTTAGAAACCGTGGGCTTCCCGTTTCTTGCCAACATTGGACAATCCGACTATTCACACTGTCATAGCAGTTAATAGGGTAATAAGGTTCCACCGAGGTATAATCTGCTCCTGCCCCTACGGTGATGGCGTTACCTGAAGCTGATAAAATATACCCTGTTCCTTTGTTAGAGCCGCCATTGTAGTCTTGTAAACCCGCATACGTTTTATTAGTTCCCGTAATTTCTGAAATAATCTGCGGGTTCATCACTTGATACAAGATATCGGTAGGTGATCCAATAGTTGTGGGGGAGCCACTAATAGGAGCAGCCTTCCCCGCCGCTGTGAGAATAACGGGCGCACCCGAAGAGATGTTTCCGTCAGCTACAAAGTCTGTGTTGTTTTGACCGCCACCTGCTGGCAGCAGATCGGCTAAATTAGTCATTTATACGCTCCAACCTATAGCACCGTTGATGTAGGTCATTGTTATTTCAGCGAAGTTCTTGTCAAACGTCAGATTAGTAGCTGAACTGGCTATGTTTGCACCATCTGTTGTAGCTACTGTAAAACTCGTAGTGGCAGCAGCCCCTGTTCCATCCTTCACAATAACAAAGTCACCCGCCGATGGGCTGGCAGGTAGGTTTATAGTAATACTTCCTGCTGTAGCTACAATAAACTGCCCTTCTGTAGCCGTTAGCCCCACTCCTGTTAAGGTAGGATCGGGTTGGCCTCCAGTTACAACTGATGTTCCATCCTGTTTTATTACTGAGACTCGGATAACATCATCGTCATCTTTAGTTATATAAACCCTATCCCCTGCGGCACAGGTATAACTAGCGCCACCATTAATGTTGCACGTAGTGGCGTTGAAGGTCATGGGCCATGCGGCAGCAGCTATGAGTACCATCTGCTGGCCTTTCGTCATTGTAAAGGCAGTCGTAGTAGTTGTTCCTGTAATTACTGCTACATTACCCGTGGCACTAGTAAGGTCTACGGTGGTTGCTGAAGCAATATCTGCATTCACTAAACTAGTAAGCCCTGTACCACCGTTAGCTACTACCAAAGTCCCCGCCGTAGTGATTGTGCCTGATGAGGTTATTGGGCCACCACTATAACTTAACCCTGTTGTACCTCCAGAGACATTTACAGAACTAACCGTACCTGACCCTGCTTCAGTAGGATTAGCATTAAATACCGCTGCACCTGCCCCTGCACCATCAGTGTATACAAATACTTTTTCCCCAGTTCCTATGGTGACTTCTGCACCAGAACCCTGCTTGATAGCAATTGACTGACCACCAGTAGTAGCGTTTTCAATCATCCACATTTTGCTAACCGTGTTAGGGCCAAGCGTGGCAGTTCGTGTAGCAGTGAGAGAAACAGCCGAAGTAAACTTTAAATACAAAGCTCGTGTGCCATCCGCTGTAGCATCAGGAATAGTGAACGTTTCATTGGAGTCAGCCGCAAATTGTTTAGTGCCATACCCCAACGCATCGGTAATGAGTTCTAGGTTCGTATTGGTACTAGTTCCCCACGTACCATCCTCATCTCCGGTAGTAATTTCTTTTAATCGTAAATTGTTTACATAAGTTGCCATAATTAAGTCCTATGCCGCTTTGTCAGTATCTATGTCCACCCAATTAGGAGTTTGAGGTGTGCTTATATTAGTCCAATTTGGTGTCTGTGTAACGTCTATTGAACTCCAACCTTTAATTGCTACAGTCCCTATAGCTCCTGTACCTACAACCCCGTTGGGGTATGCAACACTACTGAAGCTTGCTGTAACCGTACCAACAGCCCCAACTGCGCCTACTCCCGTAGGAGTAACTACTACTAGAGGTGTAACTGCTTCAACAGCCCCAGTACCCTCTACCCCTGTAACCGTATACGACCAATCGTAAGCTGGAGTTGCTGTACCGACAGCACCTGTACCTTCTACTCCGCTAGGAACAGTGAATACACTACCAATACTGAAGGTGACTGTACCTACTGATCCAGTTGCACTTACACCGTTGAGTACAATATTTTCGCTAGTGTTAGTACTAACACCGTTTATTTCGCCTATCCCTTGTACCCCAGTTAAACTGAAGCTTGGTACAATGGATACACTACCTATAGAACCTGTGCCTTCAACGCCTGTGGGTCTAACTAACCCAGTGTAATTCAGCGTTACTGTCCCTACTGCGCCTGTAGCTTCTACTCCCGTAGGAGTAATGTTGGCTGTATAGTTTACAGAAACAGTACCAACAGCCCCTGTGCCAACTACGGAAATGCCATTAGCACCCCACGCGCCTTGACCCCAGCCACGCGCACCCCAAGTTGCACCGAGGTCTACAAGGGTAGAGGCTTGACCACCCCACCGATTGTGACCCCAAGGTCGTTGACCCCATCCGCTCATGGCAGTGGCCTATTACGCTATACGAATAATCGCAGTAGATGCCGCCGCTGTAGGGAATTGGATTTGGAAATCACCAGTGCTTACTGTCTGATCCCCACCAAAACTCAACACCGCACACGCAGAGTTAGAATCACTTGTGTCGTAAATCAACCCTCCACACGTTGTAAACGAAGAGGAAGTCCACGTTACTGAACTGAAATTAGTAATAGCTGTTGTACCATCGGCTGTAGGTGTAACAGAAGTAAGGAGCTTACCCCCCGCACTATATCCTGTACCCGACAGCTCATCACTGTTTCCAGTAACATCACTATAATTGGTAGTGGCTGCACCGTATGTACCACTGCCAGAAGCAGTAGCTTTAAGAAGTGCCATCTTAAACGTAACACTTCCTGCGGTGAAGTTATGTAAACCCTTCATCAGTTCAACTTTAAACGATGTGGGCATTGCAGTTGAGATTGTAATTGCCATATTAGACCTCTAATAGTTTCACTAGTTCTGGATGCCCAGCATCCGTAAAACGGTTGGTTAATGTCGTATTATGAGAAGCTACAGCCTGACGTAAATAGTTTATCATTACGTTTCTAATATCTTCCCTAAATGCTTCTGCTTGCGCCTGTATAACAGGGTGTGAGTTACTACCTATAGATATAACTTCATTCACGGCTTGCTCTGCAAGTTCTTCAGGGGTAAACCCCCGACCCGAAACCATAGTCGCTGTTGCTATTCCTATTTTTGCACCACCTTTCGTGCTAATCATAAATAATCCTTATTGGGGGGGCATCCTTACAACCCCTGAACGATAAGTATCTGTTTCCAATCTACCCGCACCCAGATTTTTAAGGAGAGCCATAGCGTCTATATACATTTTTTGGTACAGCGCCAGCATGTCTGGCTCACCTTTTTGGAACCGTATAGCTTGTACTAAAGCCCCATTAAGTAATGCTGAATCAAACTCTGTGCCTAAGTATGTAGTTCCCGCTGTAACAATAGACTCAGGGTACTCAGCAAAATGAATTTCTGACTGATACGCCGCATCAGGGGTTGGGCCTAGAATAAACGTAGTCTGGCCAAATATACCATAATGCACGGGTAGACCTGTGGCTGTAGGTAAAGGGTAAGCTTCTCGCATAAAACTAACGTCTTTGTTCAGCAAATAATGGTAGTTCCCAGCACCATCTATAACTGCCAAAGAATACACATAAAGTATATTGGATGGCATCGTAAGGTATTTGTTGTTAAGACTCATATTACCTGTTTGGTTTTTACGCATAGCAGGTAAATCTACCGTAGCAAATATCAACTGCTCGGCCTGTTGCGTAAACATAGCCAACTGGTCATTCGTAAACGTATGCTCACAAATGTCTTGTATATTGGTTTTAAGTTCGGTGTAGTTCACCTAACACTCCCTACGCCATAGGCCCACGAGCCATAATACCTTTAGTGGCTGCGCCAACACCGCGTATTTTTATTCCACTAGTTTTAACTGTTCCAGAAGATTGTTCTGGGGAGTTAACTTTTGTGCCGGGGTTGTATTCTTTAATACCCCCCACCTTTTTTACTTTAATCTTGCCCATCATTTCACCTCGTTAAGTTGGTGTGTTTGCTTGTCCACCCATACCACTATGGGCAGCGCAATAATAGTGTAGCGTAGGTGCTCCTGTTGCTACTACTATTTGTGTATACGCTCCTGCATTTCCCGGTACACCACTGATAGTTACTCCCGTAGTGTACTCTACCCCTCCACCCCACGTTCCATTCGGGGTTGTTGAAAACCTTAATGGGTGTGTACCATTTGTACCCTCTGATTGGTCAAACTTATAAGTATTCCCTTCAAACAAAGTTAATGTGGGACTTACCACACCATCTATATAAAATTTATTACCTGTGCCGTATACGTTTGTGCCTGTGGCTACTGTTACCGTCAACGTAGTGGTAAGCACTATAGACACTTCTCCAACATGCCCAAAAGCAAAAATAGGGTCTGCTGGTTGTAATCGCGCTCGACTTTCAGGATACCCTGTAAAATCGGGTCTTGGGTCACGTATCGCCTGTGGATCACTTACAGGGAACGTACCTAATAACAACTGTGGTTGATCTGGATTCCAACACTCAGGACACGCTTTGATACCCGTAACTACTTCTTTTATAACAAGTGGCTTTAACTGCCTTAACCTATACTGAAACCCACATACATCACATTCTGCTAACGCATTCTGGCCTGATGCAAATCTTTCGCTCATAGCTATCTAGGCCCATACAAACGAGGTGTAAGCATTTCAGAAGCTTTTTCTCTATCTTCCCCCGCTGCTAACGTGTATTGCTCATCATACTGCGCTTTTAACATCTCTAAACGTGGCATACCTTCAGGTAATTTAGTAGCTATGTAGTACGCCAAACCTGCCACTAACGCAGGAAAAAACCTAAACGGCATATCAGGGGTCTGTACGCCAGCACCCGCATCCTGTATACGGCGTAGCCTCCAATACCTAACCACGTAATAAGGGTCTACTGTTGTACCTTGGTCAGGTACAGGCCACACCGTAATGGTAGGTTGGTCACGCAAACGGTCTACCCAACACTGTATAGGTCTACCTTGCGTAAGTTTATTAGGGATAGAAGCGTAATTGTCTACACTAATACGGGAAAGATTCAGGTCAGTCTGTAGAGTAGTGCTACCTTCGTTAGTACGAATAACTTGTTCAAGTAAATCAATAGTATCCGCAGGGAGATTGTAAGTAGCAGTCCCTTGGCCAAGGTTTACAAACCCCTCGTCAATAGTCCACATATTCACCCCACGATTTGCCCACTCTATGGTAAGCAAATTCATGGAACGCCTAGCAGTCTTTAAATCGTAACCGGAGTGAAGCTCACGCCCAGCACGTTCAAAAGCTTCTTCAGCAACTTCTGTGAAGTCCATTGTGAATGCTGTAGTGCCAGACGTAGCCATATTTTAGCGTCCTCTTCTTTTAACTGGGCCTTTCTTTTTTGCTATACCACCACCGCGCATTTTTTTAGTAACTGCCATGCCGCCCCCACGCATTTTACGCTTTCTAACTGGGCCTTTCTTTTTAGCACCTGCCATCTTGTAATCTCCTATAAAATTTACTACGTAATTTATACATTGGTTCTACATCATACTCTTGGAAATACTTCTCGTAATAGCCCAAAGACTTTAACTTTTCCGCAGCTTCTTCTAATTTAGATAATCGCTGTACAAATACTAAAGCATATTCAACATCTGTTTCTGGTTCAAATGCTTCATTGTCTAATAACTCTTGTTCATCATCGTCAGGATGAAACCCCATTACCCATAAGTCCTTGTCTTTATACATGTCTTCAGAAATACGTTGGTTAATTATATCGTGGTATTTATGAAACCTGTCTTCTCTTTTTATGAACGCAGTATCGACTATGATTACTAAATCCTTGCTATCGTCCCAATTTTTTAAAGTATTAGAAAGTAGTCCATAAGATTTATCTTCTTTAAAAACTATGCCCACTTTACCCTCTTTCCACGCTGCCCTAGCATAAGGACACGCTGGTATATTATTAAATTCTGGGTTACGTGGTTCTAATACGTACTTAGACCAATCTTTAATTTCTTTAACTATATCTGTTCTATCTTGTTGATTAATCATCGTTTTTTCTTAGCTGCGGGTTTTTTGCGCCTCGCCGCTTGAACTCTTCTTGGCTTACCTGCTGGTTGTCCTAACCTTTTCTTCTGTGCAACTCTTTTTCTTTTCTCTGAAGTAGTCATTTCAGAAGAGGTCTTAGGTGTTTTACTGGACACCCTCTTTGTTGGTCTACAATAAGGAGTACCCCTTTTCTCTCCTTTCTGCCGTCCACAAGCCTTGCCTGTTCGCACATCTTTCCAATCTTCCTTGAACCAGCGTTTTAAGGCAGCTCCTTTTTTAGTTTTACGAACTGCCACGAGCTTTTTTCTTCCTACATTTAGCTATAGCTCCTGACGCATAAGCAGACGGAAACACTTTGTACTGAGCTTTTACCTTTCGATAACAAGCATCGTGGGTAGGGCCACCTGTGTTAAATGCTACGGGTCTTATTCTACCCATCCCTCTGCACTTCATCATTTATGCCATACCTCTTAATGTCTTGGCTAAACGTGCACGTTGTCCTAATTTACCGGATTCTTTGGCAGCAGCATTTAATTTCTTAGCGGGTATTTTCTCCCCCGCCTTTACCCCTAACTCTTTACGCAACGCACCCGGTTTTTTTATAGCTTTTTGAATCCAGCCACCTTTTTTAAGTTTCCTGCTTTTTTTCGGCATCTTGTCTGGGCTTATTGCTCCCATGCCTCGACACTTCATCATGCAAGTTACCTCACTTAGCTTTTTTCTTTGCCGCCTTTTTAGGCGCAGCTTTCTTAGGCTCTGCTTTAGGTTTTGCTTTAGGGGCGGGTGTTTCGCCCGGATCAGGTCTGCCAAATAAGCCAACCATAATATATCTCCTTAAAAATCAACTAATTAAACTATTCTTCCACGAGTATGCCCTTTTACAGCAATACCGTCAGCACGGCTTGAAGCACTGCTTTTGCCTACTGCGCCGCCTTTCGCCATCATAGTAGAAGCGCCTGAATACGCACCTTTACCCCTAGACTTCTCCATGCCTTTGCTTTCGTCCCTACGAGATTTAAGGCTCTGAGACTTCTTGCCATTCCTAGCACCTAAAGACTCATCTAGTCGGTCATTGTACCCCTGCTTTTTAACTTTACCGCCAGCAGCCATACCGTCTAACCTGTTCTTTTCAAAGCGTTTTTCACGATTAATGCGTAAACGTTCTTCACGGGCATCCCTACCTTCTGCTCCACCCTTACGTTCCTTGGGGGCAATTCTATAGATTTCGTCATCTAAGTTACGAATAACTTTTTTATCATGTGCTCTACTAGGCATACCGCCCTCCTTAAATTTTTTACCTTTGTCTGCTTTAGCAAACTCTTTACCCACACTTTGTGGGACTCCCGCTTTCTTAGCAAACTTAGGACTGTTAGCTACTGCTGCCATAAATTTTGCTTGTTTCTTCGTTTTACTAGGCACTAACACTTCCACCGTTTTCTAGCTTGACGCAGCCTAGAATTAGGGTTCTTAGCTGCTTTTGGAAATTTTTTCATCTGACCAGCAGAACGCGCACAGAACGACTTACGCCGCTTTGCGTCCTTGCTGCCCTTCTTCACTTTACCAGTAACGGCTGTCTTGAGTTTAGAGCCGGGGTTGTCCTTACGGTACTTAGCCACACCCTTCTTGGTCATACCTGCGCCAGATTTAGTCGGACGCTTATGACCACCTTTAATGGTGTGGCCTTTCATCGTTCCCTTTTTCTTAGACGCTGGCATACGATTTAGTTACCGTAATTACTAACAAATACGTATCTGATGTGTTAGCTCCTACCGTAGTCACTAAAATATCTCCTGTACTACCTGCCCCACTGTTGTTAGGGATACCAAAATCTGAAAAGTCAATGGTATCTTCCCAATCTTGTGGTAGATTTAAAAGAGGTACGTTAGTAGTAGCATCCCACAAAAGCTCTACACCCATCCCAATATTAGAAAAGGTAATCTTCTGTAAGGTAACTCCAGTACACGCTTGCTTGGTTACAGGATCAGCAGAAAGACTAGAAACATCTACTAAAACTGCTTCGGATTGCCCTGTTCCGTCACTGACATTGGTAAATTTCAAGACGGCAGTTCTCCCACCGTCCTGTATTACTTGGCTTGTAAGTGCATCGGCCATAATAATTTACTCCTCAAAGTTAGTATTAAGCACTAAACGGAGTAGCACCAGCACCACCAGCAGCACCAAAACATACCGCTTCTACGTACCATGTGTTAGCAGCAACAATAGTACATTTAATAATACTGTCTATGTCACCACCCGTAGTACCGCCATTCCAAGTGAAGGTAGTATCATTTGGTGTAGCTAGAAACGTCTTAGTAAGTCCTGCTGAATCTACAGACATTGCATACCCTGTAAACACATCAGCTCCAGAAGGTTTAATGACCAGATTATTAGCAAGGTCAAACGCGCTAATAACAATAATCTGAGCACCTAGTTGGTTCTGTTGGTCAGGAGCTGTAGGATCAGTGGCGGGAGTAGTGCTTGAAGGCACAGTATCCAGTATAGCGGGAAGTGTTAGTTGCCCTGCACCCGCTGCATTATCTGAACCATAGACATTAATAACCCCTGCATTACCCGGAGTTATAGCCCCAGTAGGGTTATTATTAGCGTCTACTGTAGGAGTAGGAAAAATAGAAAGAGCTAACGTAGTGTTGTTAGCAGTGATTGTTTGTGCCGCTCCCGGCCCAGCGGAAACAAATCCATTGAGTGACCGGACAGGCCCAGAAAAAGTAGTTCTAGCCATTATAAATTCCTCTCATGCGAGTTGGGGTATATCTGTCTGCATGAAGTCAGTCGGGCGCTGTCAGATATACGGGTTAATCCCGATTGTAGAAAGTGTACCCCAATAAAAAACCCCGCACAAGGCGGGGTCAAAATCATTATGATTTTAGGGGGTGGTTTAAGTAGCACCCGGTGAGCCGTATATACCCAGTGGGTCAGATACGCCGAAGCTATATCTCTCACGGGCTTTATAGCGGCTATTACCAGTATCAAAGTCAGCATCCATAGATGTAGACATTGGGGTACGGATAAAGTGCTTCAAACCATTTGGCACGTCAGTCATCAAGAACCACGCATTACCGTCAGTCAGATAGTTATTAACTGTATAACCTTCTGGAACTGTGCCGTTATTGCGGATGGCGTTGATGTCATTGTCAGCCGTGCTAACCCTAAGCTCAGAATCCATCAAGCGTGTAGCAACGAATTGCAACGCAGGAGGAATAACAAGCTTACGAGGTTTAGCAGCAATCAACAGACCACGCTCATCAGTCCAACCTGCTATTGAAATAACCGCTGCTTCCAAGGAAGTCTCGTTTAAGTCAACGCCAGTAGCTGGAGTGTTTGAGTTAGTCCCACCAGAAACTAGTGGATGCGCTGTTGAAAACAAAGTCTGGCCGTCCCCATAAGTAGGGCCACCAGCAAAACCAGTGTTGAGTATGGTTGCACCTTTAACCTGCTTGGTGTAAGCCATAGCTCTCGCTAGTGCCTTTGTGTAACGTGCAGAAAGCGAATCGTACAGGTTATCTTCAATAGCTTCTTCAGTTATTGAGAATCCCATAGCAATCGTTTCATTGACGTAACGCGCTGTGTAAGTTTCTTGGGCGTTGTCATAAGCAATAGCCGCGCCTTCGTTTTTAACGGGGGCAGCGCCAAAGCCTGATAACTTCACCTCTTCTTCAAAGGAACGGTCAGAAGTCTCTGTCTCAAAGATTTCCTTAGTTTCTTCACCATATCTTGCATACTCAAGGCCAAACAGGGCATTTAAACCCGGAAGGAGTTCCTTGAGGAGTTGCGCTCGTGAAATAGCCATATCTCAAGTCTCCTTATATACCTGTCTGGTTAGTGTAAGAATGTGAACCGGGATTAAACTTCACGATCACATCAGTGTATGCGTCACCAACTGTACTTCCCGGTGCGTCAACAAAATCAACGATTCGGAAAGCAAAACCAGCAGTGGTAGCCGTTGTTGCATCTAGCGCAGTGTTCGAATTACCTGTAGTAGTACTACCTGTAGAAGTCGATTGTACCGCGTTGAAATGCGTATTTTGCCCTAAGTCAGCTTGCGTAATAGAACCCGCAGCTTGAGCTTGGAACAATGTATTGGGGTCATCTACGATGAATGCCAACGCATCATCAGCCACTGTACTAGCTGGCCAGTATTGACGGTTAACAAAACCCAAAGTTGCATCTGTGTAGGAACAGCCCATGAACACGCCTATTGTACCAGCAGGGAAAGGTGTTGAATTATCCCCATTAGTAGTTACTAGCTCGATAGTACCATTGGCAGCAATCGCAACGACTGCACCATAAAACAGGTTAGTACCATAGCCAGAAGTAATAGGAAGCTTTCGAGTTGATCCCGCGTACGGAAGCCCCCCGATTTCATTCAAAGGCTTTAACCCATAAGGGGTTGCTGTTGTAGCCATTAGAATATCTCCTAAATTATCCTTTACCGAAAGTGACTTTAGTAGACCGCTCATTAAAGATCGGCATCCTAGAATCAGACTCTCGCATTAAGTTATTGTCTACGGAACGTATTTGTGCTTCATTAGTTTCTTTGTAATAAGCACTGCGTTCCTCAACAAGTTCTTTGGGTGCTTTGCAAAGCATTAAACCGCCCATGACAATATTGTCCTTGAAACGATCATTCTCAATACTCACCAACTGAATCTCAGGGTGGTCTGAGGCTTTACACGGCTCCCAACCTTCTCGTAGTTTAGTAGAAACATTAGTAGGATCAGGTTGGCCGTTAGTAGAAACACGAACCCAATGAAAAGTGTACCCTTTTTGTGGGGTAGGATCAGGTAAAAGCTCTGGTCTTTTCCACGCTTGTTTACGGGTTTTCTTTTCTTTAGTGTCTAAATCTCTGTTTAATCTATTCTCAGCCATTAGTTCTGTTCCTTCATTAATTTTGCAACCTGTTGGGCGTACTCTTCTACGGGTACTCCAAAGCGATTCGCTAAAGCAACTTGTGTTTGCGTAAGTCGCACCTTTTTGGGTGCTGTGCTCCGCGTAGCGGGTGCAACCACATTGCTCGATTTTTTCTTTGGTGTCTCCGGTTCATCTTCTATTCCCTCGTCAAACTCCGCAGGGAATACTTCGCGCATCCGAGAATCAATTTTCTCGTAGTATTCATCTGACTGAGGATTAATTTTTTCCTTAGTCAATTTTGTATGCAACCCTAACGCAAGGGCTGTCATCTCATCATTTGAACCAAACCACGGGTTTTTGTCAGCCCAAGCAATAGCTTTGGGGTCACGTTGCACCTTGGATTGGGGTACTTGAAGAGATTCTTTCGTATTATCAGGAGTTTGTAAAGGGGTTTGTGCAACACCTGTTGTATTGCCTGTCTCCCGTTTTTGCAAACTATTAACTTTATCTGCTCTAATTTGTGCTTGGTTTAAAGCTGCTTGAGCTTCAAGCATGTCTTCAGATTGCCCAGCTTCGTAAGCTTGGCGATATTGTTTTTTAGCTAAAGTCAGTTCTGTTTCTACCTGCTGTTTAGCTGATTCAATCAAAGTGTTATGACTTTGATCTACACTTCCTTTAAGTCTTTTATTCTCTTCTACTAACTTTTGGGCATAAGCAATAGCTTCTTCTTTCTGCCGTTCAGCACTTTCTTTAGCCCTCCGCTCATCATGGTAGCCTTTGCTAAAATGCTTTATACGTTTTTTAACTTTTTCTGAATAATTTTCTAACTCACCATCCGTAACTTCTTCAGGAGGTTCAGAGGCTTGTCGTCCTCTATCGGCTTCAGGAGTATCATCAACTACTTCAACCTCTACTTCCTTATCTTCTACTACTTTGACTTCTCGTGGTTCTTTCTTAGGTTTCTCTATGACTTCACGACCTACAGCACCTTCAACTTCTATTTCGGGTGTCTCTTCCGCAGTTTCTACTTCAACTTCAGTTATATTTTCTGTTTTGTCTGGATCGGGAAACTCATATTCTACTTTTTGTATGGGCATTATTTATTCCTCAATTTGCACGAGCGATAACGCTCGGATCATCAACAACAGCTTCTACAGAGTCATCGTTCATTAAACGATATTCCTGTTTGCCTACTTTAAAACGTGTGCCAGTATTAGCCCGAAACATTACATAGTCACCTTGTTTACACCAAGGGCCAGTAGGGAATCGGTCTTTATCGGCATACGCTTGCTCACCCATGTCAAGCACTAGTCCTATTGTAGACAGGATGTACTCATCACGAAGGGTTTTAGCAGCTTTAACAATGCCACCATCAAACGTTTCTTCTATATTTGGTAATGCAATCAATAACCTATACCCCACAGGTTTGGGGATAAGAGCATCTAATTTGTCTTGCGCTACCTCTTCTTCTTGCAATTTCTCCTTACGTTTTAGCTCTAAAGCTGTCATTTCAGTCATCTTGGTTTTCCATGTGTATACGCGAGAGGTCATTCACTTCTCGTAATGCGGTGTCCAGACCCCGAAGCACACCACACACTTCTTTATAATCAGCGTAGTCTTTAGCTGCGCCAGTTCTTATAAATTCTTCGCTAGACCGTTTTTGGTCTGTAATTCTATCTACTAGCACTTCAAAGACAGTTTTACCCATTACCTATCCTCTCGGTCATCGCGGTAGGCTTCAGACGCATCACGATGCGCTTCGGCTCTAGTTCGTTTTTCTTCGCCAGCAGCTTTGGAGATGTCCAAGATAGTTTTAGCTTCCTCTATATCGTTCTTAGCTTGAGCTTGTTGGTTTTGAGAAGCTATGCGGTTTGCCTCAAGAACTTCCGTAGAAATAGCTTTTTGTTCTTGAAGGTCTTGATTACGCGCCTTAAGTGCAAGTTCTGCCGCATCTTTAATAGCCAACCTTTCTTGATCGGCAACTTTAAGATCAAGTTCTTTTTGTTGCATTTGCACTAATGGATCTTCAGCAAGCTCTTGAGCAGCTTGTTGTGCAGCTTGTGCCTGTTTGTCTTGGCTTAACTTAATTGCAGCTTGTGCTTGAAGGGCTGCAATAGAATTTGCCAACACTGGCTCAAACGATTCTTCAGGGGGTGGCAACGGAGAACCTAAATTGGTTTCAATCTGTTGCCTGTATAAGAAGGCCATGTGTTCTGCAAGGTGAGCTTGCAAAGCCCCCATAATTTCATTAGCTCGTGGATTTTGCCCAATAAATGCTGCCATTTGTGGGTCTTGTATAAACGCATCATGTGCTTGGATATGGGCTTGATGATCTTGAGTAATAAATGCCTTTAATGGTTCTCCTACCAAAGCATTCATATTTTCACTCACTGGGTCAATCGGCTTCATGTCGTCCTCAGTGGGTACAAGCTTGTCTGCATTCTTAATACCTAAAACCTCAATCATCTGCCTATGCAGTTGAGGTAAATCATAGATTTGAGGGGAAGCCTGTGCCATCTGCATAACAGTTTGATACTGCACTACCCGTTGTGCCATCGTACTGCTATTAGGGTCGCTGACAGGAATTACTTCCACCGTGGCATAATCGGCTTGACGAGCACGAGGTGAGCCACGGTCAGGCTCGTAACCATACTCTAACGGAGCATACTCAGCCATAATTGCTCTGAGCAGCTTAAACTCCTGCTTCATAGCGTAGTGGACACGGGATTGAACCGCAGCCATTGGCTTTAGGGTACGTTCTAATAGAGCTAATGTTGTACCGACAGGCGCATTGGCGCTCATATCGGAGATATTCATGTCTGAAATAGCCCCTAATCTGCGGCCTTCTTCAGTAATCTTGTC